TGACCTGGCGCAGGAAGACCGTCCGTCCCTTGACGGGTTTGTCTTGGGGAATAAAGATGCGTTTGATATCGTTGCCGGTCTTGTTCATGCCCGCCTTGTGGGCGGCCACGCTCAGGCCACGGCCCCCACCTTTGGGCATCGGCGGGGTGAAGGTCATGGCGTCCCGGCACATCAGCCTGATCTGCTGGCGGGTGACCATCTCCATGTCGACTTTCAGCTCATCGACGAAATGCCTCAGCGTCGCGTTGAAGTCCGCGAGGCTGGCTGGTTCGATGGCCGTCTGCTTGGCCATTACTGGTTGTCGTCGATGCAGGTGAGCTCGATGACGGCGCTGGCCTGCTTGTAGGACTGGCCCTTGACCCGGAGGACCTGCCCGTTGACCGTCAGTTTCTTGCCCGGGGCTAGGGCGGCCATAGGGACGCCAGAGACGATGGTGGCTACCTGACCTCCCACCCGGCCATCAGAAGCCGTCCAAGGGGCCGTAGCGGCGGCGAAACGCACCGTCCACATCTTCTCCTCGGTGAAGCCCCCCGCGTCGAACTTGGGGGTGTTCATGGGAGAGGACAGGCCAACGAGGAACAGGTTGGCCCCGACCGTAGCCGGGACGCCGATGTCAGCCAGGAGCAATTGATAGTCTGCGAGAAAGGTTCCGTATAGGGACATGAGAGGGTGGGTAGGGATTTAGGGATACAAAAAAGCCCCCATCGCTGGGGGCTGTTTCAGGACTCAGCCCCGATTAGGGGTTGTAGACGCTGGCGATCGTGCCCGTGGTGATGCCCTTGGCCGCGCCGAACATCAGTTCCATGGAACCGATGAGGTTACGGGTGGAGGCATCGACCCAGACGTTGTACGACACCGAGATGCCGAGACCTTCGATCGGGACGACTTCGCGGAGGAGGAACTGCTGGCCAACGGACTCGAGGTCAGGGGAAGCAGCGGCCATCGCCACGGCTTCGGCGGAGCAGGCAAATCCGGCCAATTTCGCTTCGGACGGGAAGACGTTGGCGTAGAAGACGCCGCCTTCGAAACCGTAAGCGCCTTCAGAGAGAGGGAGACCAGTGGTCGCCGTCGGGATGAGCTGGCTGTAGATGCCCGGGTTCACGATGAGGGTCTTGCGACCAGCCTTCGAAACGCCGGCCCAGAGAGCCTTCAGCTGAGCAGAGCCAGGAGTAACAGCCGAGTCAGCGGCGGTGACCGTGGCGGCGCCGAAGTTGGCGACGGTGATCGGAGCGGTAGCGGCGGCCCAGATGGAGTCGGCCAGCTTGTCCATGTTGATCTTCAGAATCTTCTCCAGCTTGATACCGTTCTGGATATCAGCGTAGGAGAGACCGAAGGGCTGGTAGAGGTGGTTCAGCGTCACGGCAGAGGCGCCGAGGGTGCTGTCGCCGATGCTGTTGAAAGCGGTCGGGTTGGTCAGCGTGGTGCTGCCAGCGGTGGAGAGAGCCACCTGGACGACGTCCTTCGGGCGCTTCACGTCCGAGGAGAAGTCGGAGGCGAAGTTGCGAAGACCGGCGAGGCGGTTCGAGAGGGAGGTGAGGCTGAGCTCGGCGACGGTGTCGACGATCAGAGCGGCGTTGATGGTGTTAGGCATGGTAGCTTAGGAGGGTGGGTTGAAAGATTATTTGGAGAAGAGGACGGCCTTGTGCTTCTTCAGGAAGGCGCGGCGCTCAGGGCCGGCAGGCATCGAAGCGTACTGCTCGTGGATGGAACCAAGGGCAGCGGCGGCGACAGGGGCGGCGACAGGAGCAACGCCAGAGCAGGCGAGGATGTTCGCGGCTTCGACGGAGGCGGTGGCCTTGGAGGCTTCGAGCTCGACGATCTTGGCGTTGGCCTCGGCGAGAGCGGCTTCAAGTTCCTGAACCTTCTGGTCCTTGGCGGCGGCATCAAGCTGAGCCTGGTCGAGTTCGGCAGAGACGTTGACCACGGAGGCTTCGACCGTCTTGCGGAGATCGTCGCGTTCAGCGGTGAGGGAGACGACAGCGGCCTCGGCGGCCTTGAAGCGTTCTTCGATGGTCATATACTATTGCGTAGGGGGTAAGGTTAAGCGGACTGCTCAAAGGCCGCGAGGGCCTCGGCGAAGGACGTAGCCAGACCCGTGATGAGGTTCTTGGCGGCGGCTTCACGGCCAGTGAACACTTGGCCTTCCATGTCTTCGCGGCGGGCCAGCGAGCGCTTGCGGAGGACGGTCTGCTTGAACTCCTCGTGCATGGCCTCGACGGCCTTCTGCTCCATGTCGCGCATCTCGTCCGTGTAACCTTCTCCTGCGATGTTCGGGGCCTTGTACTTTCCAGCACGGAACACCTCGACCTTGAGCCCCATGTTCTTGAAGGCTTCGTCATAGGACTCGTCCACGCTGATCACGCCGATGGAGCCCACCATGGCGGAAGGGCTGGCCAGAACGTAGTCGCTCTGAGAGCCGGTGTAGTATGCGCCAGAGGCCATCAGCTTCTTGGCGTAGGACATGGTCGGCAGCGGGATGCTGGCAATCTTGTCGGCGAGTTCGGGCGTGCCGACGACAGTCCCACCAGGGGAGTCGATTTCAAAGGCGATGCGCTGCACCGCAGGGTTGGCGAGCATCTCGTCGATGGCCTCGCCGATTTCAATCATGTCGGACGCGCCGGTCATCTTCTCGAACTTGGTCAGGCCAGTCCCGAGGAAACCGTTGATTTGCACGACCGCCGTGCCGCCCTGCGTGACGTAGGGCTTGGCGACAGGGTTGAAGAACATATCCAGAACGCTGTCCACGACGCCGTACTTCTCGGCGTACTTCATGTGGTTCGCGGCCTTGATAGGGTCGCAGAGAAGTGGCTCTCTTCCAGAGAGTCCGTTGATTAAGCATTTCACGGGTTAGAGGGTTCGGGGGGAGGAGGGAGGTCGAGGTTGTCAGCGACCGCGTCAGGCGTCTGGCTCGAAGCCTGACCCTGCTGCAGCCAGTTGAAGGCCGACTGGTAAAGCATCCACAGCGGGAGGTTCCGCTCCTTGGACTTCTGCACGAGCTTCTCCATCTCGACGGCGCGCTGCTCGAGCACCTCGTCGTAGGTCATGCCCTTCTTGCCGAGGATGGCCTGCGCCGTGGTCAGACCCATCTGCAGGTCGGCTCGGTCTTGCGAGGCTTCGCGGCCAGCGTCCACGGTGATGTCGCGGGGCGTGATCCAAGACTTGCGGTTGAAGTCCGGGTCGTCGGGCAACTTGCCCTTGGCGATGGCGTCGGCGATGACGTAGTCGTAGACGCGGTCGAGGTTGTCGATGAGGATGCTCTGCCACTTGGCCGCCCAGCGGGAGACCTTGCTGGCGACGAGACGGACCGAGGCCCCGCCAATCTTGGACGGGTCAACCTGGTACTCGTAGGGGAGCAGGCGAACGATGTCGCGCTCGATGGCGGTCATCATGCCCATCCACGCCGGAGAGGGGCGGTTGTTCGCGAGCTGAGAGAGGTCCTCGTTCGTATCGACGACGAGCATCTTGCCGCCCATCTGGCTGGCCATCTTCTCGCAGGAATTGTAGTCGCCGGAGAACTTAGAGGCCGGGTCGTCCTGCAGAACGCCGCCCTGCTTCTTGAGGATGAGGGTATGGTCGGCGCTGTCGCGGACCGCTCGCTTCTCGAGCTCGAAGACTTCCAGATGGTCCTGCACCGAGTTGAGGCTGGACTGCAGCACGGGGTAACCGCGCACCGCAGACGGGCGCTCGAACTCCATGACCTGGAGCATGGACTGCACCGGGACATAGCGGTCCTTCTTGTCGCCGTCAGTGTAGACGTTCCATCCCGTGATCTCTCCATACGTTCCGAGGTAAGCCCCGTCCACGTTGCTGGTGTCGAACTTGTCGGAGGGAGAACCCACTCGGTGACTCTCAAGGATTTGCACTTTCGGAACGCCGGTCTTCGGGTCGTTGGTCAGGATGCCGAACGAGTCGCCGTCGATGAGCGCGCCCGACATCCACATGGCCTGAATCTGGCCGAGGTTGTAGCGGTTCGTCAGGTCGCAACGGACAGCCCAGTCGCGGAAGTAGTTCTGGTGCTCGATTGCCACGCGAGGGTCGCGGGCGTTCGACTGCACGACGAGGCCGTCGCCGACGGAGACCAGGACGGCTTCATCGACGCACTGCTTGTAGAGCGGGCTGTTGCGGACGGCCCAGCGGGACTTCGCCACCATGGCGATGCGCGTGCCGGACGTGACCTCCTTGCGCTGGTCGGTGACCCCACCGATGAACAGCATACGCCGCGAGCCCGACTGAGTCGTGCTGGCGAACTGAGAGTACGAGGCGGACGGCCCCTTCTTCTCGGTCTTGGTCTTAGGTGTGGTCTTCTTTCGCATCAGAGGTCAACCCGGGTATCCCAATTGATCTGCACGGAGGTATGAGCACCGCCATACTTCTTCGGGTCGATACGGGACAAAGCGTAGTTAATCTCCTGCAGGCGGCGTTCGGGAGGCATCCCAAACTGTTTGTTCACACTCGTGCCGGAGTCAGAGTATGAGGTGACAGCCAATCCGAGCTGCCCTAGTGCTTCCTGCTTGTATTGCAGCAGCACGTCCTCTGATACGCCTACGTAGATGCCGAGCATATACTTATTGCGGGGCGGGTAAGGTTTGCGGCTCGTCCCGACCGAGCAGGCCCCAGCGCGCCGCGATAAGCATCCCGAGAAGCTCGCAGTCGAAAGCGTGGTTGTCGCGGACTCCCTTGCGTAGTCGCCACATGGCCTTGCCCGCCTCCTTGATGCGGACCTCCGAGTTCAGCTGCTCGATATACCCGGGGTCGGCATCCCGGGCAAACGTGAACACCTTACGCGAGCGCATACCGTGGAACAGGTCCTTGCCCGACAGATTGGACCAGACCACCAGCGCCGTCGGCGTGCGGATGCCAGGGACGTGGATGGCGGTCGGGGTGTTGTAGAACCGCCGGACGGTGTCCCCGGCCTTCGTCTTGACGTTGAAGTATTCCTGACCCGAACCCTTCGAGCAATACCAGCCACGGGTGGCGCACTGCTTGTAGACCGTCTGGGTCGTGGTGTCCGCGCCGCCAGAGTCCACCATGACGAGCTGAGGGTGGACGCCGTGCTTGACCGCCAGGGCGTCGAGGCCGGACCAATCGCCTAGGCCGTCAGTGCTCAGGACCTTGCCGAAGTAGACCAGCCGGCTGTGGCCCGTTCGTGCCCACTGACGCACGACCACCCAGAAGTGGTCCGCCTGACAGTCGATTTGCAGGGTGATGAACTTGACCGAGCCTTCAGTCGCGTCGTCCTTGTCCACGATCTGACCGCGCGGGCTGATGTAGCAGACCGCTTCCCAAGGGTCGGCCATGGCGTAGTCCGATGACTCCGTCGAGACGACCATGCTACCCGTGCCGTCATCACTCCAGGGTAGAGCCAGATACTGGTTCTTAAACAGCATACGCGGGGTCTGGTCACCGACCAAGTCTGCCACCTGCTTGGCCTTGATCATGTCCACGGCCAAGGACCCCCAGCTCGTGGATGCCAATGCGTTGACGTGGAGCCCGACGTAGCCGGCCTTCTCAGCCTTGGTCGTGGCCTCGAACCCGGCGCCGCGCTCGACCTCGTTGCAGATCGTGCGGACCTCGTCGTTGTCCTCCATGCGGTGACGGCACTTCGAGCACTCGTAGGTCGTGCCCTGTTGCACCGCCTCAAGGTCCCAGCCGTCCACCATCTTGGCGCCTTCGGGAAAACGGATGTAGTCCCACAGCCAGGGCTGGCGGTGGTTGCACGAGGGACAGACGAACATCCATTCACGCTGGTCGGTCATCAGGTAGAACTTCCAGAACTCCGCACCTTGTCCCTCGATGTCACCGGGCTGGCTCTCGTAGATCGCCTTGCTCGCGAACGCCGCCGCCTTCATTCGGCTCATGCTCATCGCCAGCGCGCCGTTGGGCCACTGCCAGATTTCCGAGCCGAAAACGTAGCGGACGTGCAACGACTGCAGGTGCTTCTCCGTCGAGGCCGAGCGGTTGTGAATCAGCGACCCATCCGCGAACCGCAACGTGCCCGACTTATCGTTGTCGTCCCCGGACATCTGGCTGCGGATGTCGGACACCTGGTCGAACAGCGGGCGCAGCTCGTTAAGCGTGAACGCCTTCGCCTTGTCCTGCGAGTCGAGGAAGATGGCCATCGACGCACGGCGGTTCGCCATCAGGTAAGTCGCGCAGAGTTTCAGCGTCAGCGTCTTCCCGCAGCCGATTGCCCAGGGCATAAACAGACGCGAGGTCGTCGGAGCGTTGAAGATGCGGACGGCCTCACCGATCCATGGCCAGCGCTTCGGGTTGTAGCCGCCATCGAACACGCCCGCAGGACTCTTC